CTCAACCATTGGCACTACGGACGAGAGTTCTCCGGAGACGTAGCTCTCAACGAATCTTTCCTCAACGCTGTACCTACGAACCGTGTTTATGCTTCCACGGATACCGACCCTCTGTATGTCATGTGTAATCATTCCATCCAGGCCCGTCGGCTCGTAGCTAAAAATCCCACTCCCAGGACGTTCTAACGTCCAGAAAGGCTTTTCCAATGAAAAAAAATTACCAAGTCGAAGCACAAAGCGTACTCTCCGCGGCAAATAAGTTGGGCTCGCGCGGCGAAGAAATAGTCGATTCAACGCGCCTATTCGTCGCGGAAGATCACACCGTTCTCAGTTTACAGCAACAGATTGCCCGGGTACTCCGGACCGAGCTCTCAAAAGTTGCTGACGCCCAGGGATTCGAGACCTATGAGGAGGCTAACGACTTCGACGTCGATGATGGTTTCGACGTTCAAGAGCCGGTCTCAAAATACGTCGATGTGCAGGAAGAATTTCTCGACGATCACCCCCACTTGCGGAAGCGTGTGGGTAAAAAAGTTCCCAAGCTGGAAAAACCGGCTCAACCCGCTGATATTAAAGCGGAACCAGAAAGTGCCACCAAGTTGGCACAAAGTTAGCAATTATTAATACTTGATATGTTATTGCTAACTGACACCAAGTTGACATAATCTGGCAACTAAAATGCGCTCACGGAATAAGCAGAGAACCTCGGGAATATCATCTCCGCAGGACCAGACGCAACGCGATGACAAAAACCAATTCATCGCCACGCTAAAGAGGCGGTTGCGGCTACCCGATGTGTTCTCCCCTTATGACCGTGTGCGCGACCCTATACCCGACGACCTCCGAGTTTATAAGCCAGCAACGGATAGATTGCCGCGTCTCTCGGACGGTCGCCGGGTATCCTTCACCCTGGACAAACGGGTAAAAGTTAAACGTGGACCCCTTACCAACATCAGATTTACAAATCCGGACTTGACACCTATCTGCCATAGGCGTAAGAAACGACGTGAGAGCCTCTTTGCCTTGAGAAAAGCAGGAAAGGGTAGGTCAATCCGCACTCCCAAAAAAAGAAACGCTTACAGCGACGTGAGGTGCTAAGAATGGGATTCTCATTGGGCGGTATCGGCAAAGGTATATCGAAAGGCCTCGGCGGGATCGGCGGAGCAGGTGGCCAACTAGCTGGCGGTTTCGGCGGCTTCCTCGAGGGCTTCGGTGATCAAACAATCCAAGGCGCCAAAAATTTCGGAGACTATTACACTCAAGGCGACTTCCACGATCAATACTCTGCACAAAAGGAGTTCGCTCAATATGGGCTACGATGGAAAGCGGAAGATGCCCGGCGAGCAGGCCTCCACCCGCTGGCGGCGCTTGGCTCGCAGACGCAAAGCTTCTCTCCAATATCAGTTGGAAATCCACTTTCCGGAGTGCTGGACGCTGCAAACTCCGGAGCCAACCTCTACAACACCTTCAAAGGACTTACAGCCGAAGAAGATTACATGCAGCTCTTGAACATCGCTCAAGCCAAAGAAAAATTGAAACAAATGAAGCTTGAGTCTCAAGGCATGGAAAATCAACTTCAACAGCAACAGAACACTCCAAACGTCAACTACGGCTCAACGATAGACGAGCAGTTCGGAGTAGTCGGCACCGGCCGGGCCCAGGCCGTCAATCCTCAAACCGGCCAACCAATTCCAATCACCGGTTACAAATTCAAAGAAAACGAAATTCCCTATTCATCTCAGCTCGGACTCGAAGCTGGCGTTACCCCTATGGAGCGTTATGCCATCGACGTCGATGGCAACATGCACCGTGTTCCTTCCTCTGAGCTTGAAGAAACGATGGAGTCCGACGCCTTCACTCAACTAAAATATGCAGCTATGCGCGGATCCCGTTGGGCCAAAAATCTTTACGGGTACTTTCAAGCAGGCGATGGTGCGCGCGAGTATCGCAAATGGCTATACGATAACAGACCCCCAGACCCTGACCCCGAACACGAGTTCCGATACGATCCCTATTGGGACTCATGGAAACTAGTTCGCAAACTCGGACCAGATCAAAGTTATTTGTACCACTCCGGCGGTGGTGAATCAGAGCGTTACAACTACGCGCCCGGACACTACGTGGACTAATCCACGAGAAAGGAGGCTTCAATGTATCGTAGACGTCGTAGAGGCTATGGCAGGCGCCGGCGCGGTTTCCGGCGACGTGGCGGAATCTTCAGACGCAGGATCGGGCGACGCATGTGAAATGTTTAAAGCCGTACATTAGGCGGCCAACCGGAGTTTCCGAGGCAGAATTTTATCTTTCAAGCGAGGCAAAGAACGCGATCACGCCATTTCCATGCGGTCAATGCCTCGCTTGTCGGATAAAGAAAAAGCAAATGTGGGCCAATAGAATAATGCTCGAAAGGAATAGTCACCCGATGGGATCATCCTTCGCAACTTTAACATACAGCGATGAATGTTTGCCCCTCGATGGTAATCTCTGCCCCAGGGATCTGACTAATTTCCTAAAGCGCCTGAGAAAGAAAATCTCACCGACAAAAATTAGATATTTCGCAGTCGGAGAGTATGGCGAGCAAACCTGGAGACCCCACTATCATATCGCTCTGTTTGGCCTAAGTGTGACCGAATCTGACACAGTTAAAAATGCTTGGGGCTTCGGATTTACGTCACTTTATGATCTCAACTATCAAACTGCAAAGTATATCTCAGGCTACTGTGCAAAAGGACTTACAGGAAAAAATCATCCACGTTTACAAGGCCGACATCCTGAGTTCATGCGGTCTTCACGCTTAGAAGGAGGGATTGGCCTTCCAACAATTCAGCGACTAGCGGAGAGACTAAGGGCGTGCGAGAATCTGAGTCAAAGCCCTGTCACTTCTTTACGTCGAGGTAAAACCCGAGTTGCTCTCGGTCGATACCTGACTTCAAAGTTTCAAGAAATATCCGGCATCTCAAAAGAAGCATACCAAGACAAACTCGGAGAGTATCAAAAATCGCTATTTGAATTAGCGAAAGAAAATCCTTGCTACTATGATGCCGTGATAGAATTAGACGGTCTCAGAACCCGAAACGAAATTCATAATCTCGAAAACAGGCCTAGGAGGCGACCACTATGAAACGCGGCAAGTTCAATCTCAGTCACTACAAACTGTTTACTTCTCAAACTGGCGTCCTCGTTCCTCTGGCGTGGTACGAGGCTATTCCCGGAGACTCCATCCAGCATAGGACATCGCTTATGGTACGAGTTTCTCCACTCCTTGCACCCGTCATGCACCCGCTGAGGATCCGTATACACCATTGGTTTGTTCCTAACCGCCTTCTCTGGTCGGACTTTGAAAATTTCATTACAGGAGGGAAAGATGGCAAGTTTGTTGCGGCCCCGCCTCATTTCAAGCTGGCGACCGTTACGGAAGGCTCACTTCACGATCACATGGGCGTACCGCCTGGGAGTTATCCTGCTACTAACCTTGAGTTTTCAGCTCTGCCAATGCGGGCCTATAATCTCATCTACAACGAGCACTACCGGGACCAGGACATCTGTGCGGAAAGAGTCGTATCCACGGCCTCCGGCCTCGATACAACGACCCAAACCGATGATGCCAGGATCTCGTGGGAAAAAGATTACTTTACAACTGCTCGACCCTGGCCACAAAAAGGCGACGAGGTTACAATACCTTTAGGCGACCGAGCCCCAATATCCGGTATCGCCAAACTCAACAACGTCTTTGACGGTGGCGTTCAAAATGGCCTCCGTGAATCTGGCGGAAATCTTGTCAACTATGCAGCTAACGAAAACATTCTCATGGGGACCGGTGGCGATGGAAACAAATTTCTTGCCCAAGAGGATCCAGATAACCCAGGCTTTCCTAACTTCTACGCGGATCTCTCTGCGGCTACTGGGATTAGCATTTCTGATCTTCGGCTCGCTTTGGCTATACAACGCTATCAAGAAGCACGAGCCGCTTATGGCAGCCGGTATGTTGAGTATCTTCGGTATCTGGGTGTACGTTCTTCCGACGCTCGTTTACAAAATCCTGAATATCTTGGTGGTGGGCGGCAGGTCATTCAGTTTTCCGAAGTCCTCCAAACCGCTCCTGGCCAAGACTCCGTGGTGGGAGAGCTTAAAGGACACGGCGTCGCAGCAATGCGAACCCCCAGGTTCCGACGATACTTCGAAGAACATGGGATCGTAATGACCCTTATGTCCGTCGTTCCCAAATCTATTTACATGCAAGGTCTAAAAAAGGCGTTCAATCGTGCGACAAAAGAAGACTATTTCCAGAAAGAGCTTCAATTTATCGGCGATCAGCCGATCCAAAATCGAGAACTGCAGGCAAACCACTCTGACCCGTCTGGAACCTTTGGTTTTCAGAACCGGTATGACGAGTATAGGAGCCATCCTTCCTGGATTGCTGGCGAGTTTCGCTCCATTCTCAACCATTGGCACTACGGACGAGAGTTCTCCGGAGACGTAGCTCTCAACGAATCTTTCCTCAACGCTGTACCTACGAACCGTGTTTATGCTTCCACGGATACCGACCCTCTGTATGTCA